CTGCTTGTTCGCTGTCGCACTCGACATCGACGATTCCAGACTTGGGACCAAGCTGCACGCCGATTCCGTCACCGCGGCTCAGGCATGTTTCGACGAGTGCAGGATTGTTGGTCGTCTTGAATTGCCATCCGTCGCCAGCAATCGGCATCTTTCCTTGCACTGGCAAAATGTGCCAACCGAGCGATGCGTAAAGTCTTCCTGCTTTGAAAATGTTTTCTTCCATGGTGGTGGCCATCTATTTAAGATACTCCGAAAAGTAATCCCAAGCGATTTTGGCGGATTCATGTCTCCCTAAGTCGTGCGCGTACCCTTTGGAAGACATGAACTCTTTCGCAAGCCACATCTCGTTTTCAATATCTGACTGATCATGCGTTGCTACATAGACTGTTTTTCCAATTCCAATCGCAAAACCAATTTCAACCAAAGTGCCAAAGCAGTCTGACGAGTTAATCCAAGCAAAAACAAAATCACATTCCGTAATTGCATTTCGAATTCTGTCGACCAAATCGTAATCCTTGCAGTGGTTGTGCATTCCGCTAGATAAGTGCGTGTATGTGCTCCAGTGAATGCTTTCGTGCTTTTTTTGATTTACAAATGGACTTATGTATGGACCAGTGACACAAAGACTCTTATTGGAAACTTTGATCTTCAGATCTGAACGCCATTCAAACATTCCTTCGCCTTGATCTTGCACTTCAAAATCAGACCATCCATAAGCTATTTCGTCCCTCCAAAAAGGACGCATTTTTCCAGCCAAATAAACTGACTCAACAAACTTTCCGCCAAGCATAAGTGGCACATCAGCGGCAGGGTCGTACGTGGAAACGCCGCTCAGAAACTCGTGGCAAGGCCTGCAAACATGCAACAAATCTTCTAGCTTTTCGTTGTATAGACGAATGTACGTCATGTGATGCGTCTGCGTTCCTTTTGCAATTCTGCATCTTTCGCACATCCCATTGCTTCTAAGCCTTACAGCTTGCTTTCTCACCGCCCATTCGTGACTGGCAAGGTAAGCATGGTACTTTTCTTTTCCGGCTGGCATTTTTTTATAGTCAATCATCAAAACGGCATCTCCTCTTCCCATTCGTCAACAACTTCCAACATCAACTCTACGTCTGGTATCTCTTCGATCTCAGCGGACAGAACACGCCAGAACCTGCCCTCTCGCTGAACCGTGATCGTCTTCGGGACAGCAATGCACCGGCCAAGACTGACCGCTTCCTCCGCGCTCTGCGGAAATTCTGCCATGCAGCGAGATTGCCACCAATTCAGAGCCTTGCGTTTGGCGTATCCTTCATGCTCCACGCACACCCATTCGCTAATCACGTTTTCCATGTTGCCATCAGAAACGAGACGATAATCGACTCGCATCGAAGGGATCTTGCCTTCCTTCGCGTGGACCGCGTAGTAAACGCTCTCAACTTCAAACGTCTCTGGCTCGCTGATAATCTTGGCTTGCGTGTCGGCAAGTGTGTCGTGCTTTGGCTCTCGATACGCCCACCGGAATCCGCACTCGCATACCAGCTTGCGAACGCTTACCGCGGCTTGGCAGTTTGGGCACTCCTTTGTCTCTTGCTCGCCGTCTTCGTCTTCCGCTGCCTCTTTCTTCTCGCGTGCCTTGCCGAAGTCGATGGCGTCGATCGGTCCATGGCGTTTGATGTTCTCGCCGAAGTCCAAAACCAAGCAGTCGGATTTTGTCCCATGGGTCCGAAGACCGCGGCCAACGATCTGAGCGAACAGCCCTGGCGATGCAGTCGCGCGAAGGATTGCGATCGCGTCAACGCATGGAGCATCGAAGCCGGTCGTCAGAACGTCGCAGTTCACGAGGTACTTGATTTGCTGATCGACAAATCCTTGCAGGATGGCGGATCGTTCTAGTGGCGTAGTGTTGCCGTCGACCATCTCGACTCGTTTGCCGGTAATCGCTCCGAGCGTGTCGACAACGCTTTCTGCATGGCGAATCGAGGAGCAGAACACCATGACCGAATTGCGGTCCATGGTCTTTTCGGCGATCTCTCTGCACGCTGCCGCGGTATCCATTCCTCCGAACAGGCTTTCCATTTCCTTCGCGATGAACTCGCCGTATCGGAGATGGAGCCCGCTGGTATCAATCTGCCCATCGGCTGGCTTATTGGTCACCGAACAAAGAAAGCCATCGTCAATCAATTGCTTGACGGGAGCCTCATAACAAATCTTTTGGAACACCCCGTCCGGCTTACACAGGGCCCCCTCGCCAGTTCGATAGGGTGTCGCAGTCAAACCAATGCAGCGAAGATCGGGATTGATGGTTCGCATCTCACCGATGAAAGTCTGGTACATCCCAAGCCCGTCATTGGGTACTAAGTGCACTTCGTCAATCAGTAGCAAGTGTCTGCGGTCAAACAATGTCGCTTTTTGGTAAACCGACTGGATACCGCAAAGAACGACATCTTCCTTGGTCGCAAATCGCCGAAGACCCGCCGAGTATTCTCCAATCGGAATCGGCAACAGCTTGCGAACCTTTTCCGCGTTCTGCGAAATCAGTTCTTTTCGATGCTGCAAAACCAAAACGCGCCCTTGATAGTCTTCAACGGCTCGCCTCGCTAGTTCAGCAATGACTAGGCTTTTTCCGCTTCCGGTCGGCAAGCAAACAATCGGATTTCCCTGTTGCTCGCACAAATACTTGTAGGCAGCATCGACAGCTTCCTTTTGATACCAACGCAGTTCCACTGCTGATTCCTTTCGATATGCGTAAAGAAATGCCGGTGCACGCTTCCCTTCCGAAGCGCCACCGGCTGCACCGATAGGGGCGAGTGAAGAAACCCCAGGCTCTAGTGCGCACCAGACTGTTTTGAACGTGAAGATTCCAAACCGTTCATGGCAGCCCAACCAACTCCCTTCCGAGCATCAGTTAGCCCAAGGCTTCTTTGCCTCGGTCGTCGCGTACTGCGGTTGCTGCTGACCTGTCATCAATGGCTGTGCGACAGTGCCAGCGCTCCTAGGCTTATAGCTCTTGATATAGTTTTCCATCTCGCCGTTTCTGTAGTCGTTCTTTCGACTACCAACCGAAATCCGCATCGGCTTGTTGTGCAACTCCGACGAGTCATTCGGAGTCAGCACGTTGACAGCTCGACAAATTGCCGAAAGAGTACCCTTCGCAATCGTGACTGCCTGTTCATTTCGATTCTGCAGGTTCAGCTTGTCGAAGATGCGACGATTCTGAAACTGTCCGTTGATGATCTGAACCTCCAAGTTCAAATAGCTTCCTTGCCCGTCCTTAGTTGATTTCATCTCGCTGTTGACGATGCACGCTTCGTAATCCCCAGGCGGAATCGTTCCAAAGTCTGTTGGGTCTACCTTGCTTGCATCAAATCCGCTCAAATCTGCCATGGTGTGTTTAATCCTTAGAAAGGAGTTTCGATCAACTCTGCTGGTTGAACCTGTTTCGAGCTGCCATCAACGACGACGCCAGCAATGTTTCCAGTTGTCTTTTTTGTCTCCGCAACTGGTACCGGAGATGGTTTCGACTTTTCAATGACAGGCAGGTACTTTGCAATCGCTTCGAAGCTCAGTGGGATCTCGTCCGGCATCCCAAGCCTGTTCTTTGCTTCGACAGTCGCAGTCTTGTTGCAGACAATGACTCGTTCTTTACCGCCAATGGCAATGGACCGCTTTGCTCCAAAGCCTTCTTCCTTCTGTACCGTGTTGGTCTTGTATCGAACAAACAGAACTTCGTCGCACCATTCGGCGACGCACCCGCTACCCTTCGCATGAAGCGCTGGAGTCCAGAAGTTGTAAGAGTCGCCTTCGGGATTCGAAAACTTTTCGAGATGCTCATGGCAGGTGAAAACAATGTGCCTACCTTGATTCCAAAGGTAAGTAAACCCTTCAAAAAGCGACTTCCATTCCTGCTCGACTGCTTGGTAGCCCTTACCGAAGCCAATGTCCTCGATCGTCTTTTTGTTTGCTCGCTTAGCGACATCTTCGAAGATCAGCTTTTCTAGCCAGTCAATGGTGTCGACAACGATCGTTTCATAATCGGAGTCGGCCAGTTCAATCAAGCAACCAGTGAACTCGGTTACCGACTTGATAACATCCGTTGAATCAACGTCCAAATCGCCAATTCCGTCTTCAATGTTCAGGAACAACGGCTTTGGAAATCTTGCTGCAATGCTGCTTTTTCCAACGCCGTTCTCGCCATAAATCAATACCCGCCTGGCTCTATTCTTTTTGCCTTTGTTGATCTTCACTTACTCACCCTTTCTTTACCTAAAAAACTCGTGCAGTTCATTCGCCTTACCAAATCGTCGTAAGTCTTGCTACCAGCTACCGCCAGACCTTCCTCGTTGCGCTCGGACTCAACGCCGTGTTCGTCAACTACAATCAAACGCCTTAGATACCTATCGAATCGCTCGACGTACAAAACATGGCCGTCAGCAGACAACCAAAACTCACCTGGTCGAGGTGTCATACGCGAAACCTCCCGCATCTAACTTTGTTTGTCTCTTCTCGACAGATGCAGCCAAGGCAAACGCGATTCACGAAGGTATTCGCATCTCCATAACCGCCGCATTCTTTGCACCGACCTGGATTGCGTGGCTTGTAAACGGTGTCTTTGTTTTGATGCAGCTTGCCGTTCTGTTTTTGCATCAACGCCACCTTTGCTTTAGAAACTTCCAGGTGCTGAAAGCCCATCTCCACAATCTGCTTTGGTGACGTGCCGTTTTCCAGCATTTCCTTAATCTGCTTGATGCGGTCGCGCACTCGACGTTTCGGAACTTGGTTCATCGGAAACGTGCCTCCATCGATTGCAACTCCTCGACTTCCTTCGTGTTGTTCTCGTGGAATCGAAGAAAGCAATCCAAGTCGGTTTCCCA